TTATCGTAAGTGACGAAGAAAAAATAGCTATGCCAGTAGGAGAGTATATCCTAGAAGATTCAAGACTATTAGTAGTTGAAGAAGAAGGTGTTATAGCTGACGTTCGTGAAGTATCTGACGAAGTACCTTCTGAAGAAACAGAAGAAGGAGAAGAAGAAGTCGAAGAAGAATTAGCTGAAGAAGATGACATTATGAGAGATATGATGGGAAGAATCCAAAACCTTGAAGATGCTATCGCTGACATTAAATCTAAAGAGGATTTAAAAGAAGAACTATCTGCTATTGAAATGGGAAACAACTTAACTGTTGAATTGTCTCAAGAGATTCCAGTTGAAGTACAAGCTGAATTAAGCGAGCCAAGTGCTGAGCCTATCGTTTCTAACCCAGAGTCTTTTAAAACACTTTCTAAATTCCAAATAGGTTCAAAAAGAAAACCTACTACAATGGATAGAATATTATCAAATTTTAATAAATAACAACTAAAAATAAATAAAAATGAGTTTAGCAATTACTACTACTTATGCTGGTGAATTTTCTGGAAAATATATAGCTGCGGCTTTATTGTCTGGAGACACTCTAGCTAACAATGAGATTACAATCTTACCTAACGTAAGATACAAGTCTGTACTACAAAAAGCATCTACTGACGATATCGTTAAAGACGCTTCTTGTGATTTTAAAACAAACGAAGGAACTTTAACACTTACAGAGGCTGTATTAGTTGCTGAAGAGTTTCAAGTAAATCTTCAACTTTGTAAAAAAGAGCTACACCAATCTTGGCAAGCTCTAGAAATGGGATTCTCTGCTTTTGCAGATGTACCAGCTTCTTTTTCTGATTTCGTACTAGCACACGTTGCTTCTAAAGTATCTGACAGAATGGAAAAAAACATCTGGTCTGGAACTAACGCAACTAGCGGACAGTTTGATGGATTAGCTGTATTATTAGCTGCTGATGCTGCTTTACCTGCTGCACAAGAGATTGCTGCTGTTGGTGGTGGTGTTAATGCTGGAAACGTAATCGCTCAAATGGGCTTAGTAGTTGATGCTATCCCTACTGCTGTTTACGGAAAAGAAGATTTACGTCTTTATGTATCTTCTAACGTTGCACGTGCTTACACAAGAGCTTTAGGTGGATTTGCTGCTGCTGGAGATAACGCTGGATACGATAGCAAAGGAACAAACCAAGTATTAGGAGGTTTATTCTTTGATGGTGTTCAAATTGTAGTATCTAAAGGTATGTCTGACAACACAATGATTGCTGCTGAGAAGTCTAACTTATTCTTCGGAACTGGCTTATTATCTGACCAGAATGAAGTAAGAGTTATCGATATGGGAGATACTGATGGTTCTCAAAATATCCGTGTCATTATGAGGTTTACTGCTGGAGTTCAGTATGCACAAGTAACGGATATCGTACTCTACGCTTAATAACTAATTAACTAATTTTAGAAAGGGGTGGGCGAACACCTACCCTTTTTTATTTAAAAAAAATAAACTATGGCTTGTTTAATAACAAATGGTCGTAAAGTGCCTTGCAAATCGGCAGTAGGTGGTATTAAAACCATTTACTTCGCTGACTTTGGTACTGTAGGAGATGCAACAATCGTAGCTGGAGAGATTACTGCTTTCGCTGGAACACCAGATTGGTTTCAGTTTGATGTAAAAGGTAATTCATCTCTAGAGACTGCGATTACTTCAAGTAGAGAAAACGGAACTACGTTCTATGACACTACATTGAATATGACTTTAACTTTCCAAGATAAAGCGACACAAGAAGAATTGATACTAATTGCTCACGCTAGACCTCACGTATGCGTAGAGGACTATACCGGAAATTATTCCCTAATAGGTCTTGAGAATGGAGGAGATGTGAACGGAGGAACAATCGTTACTGGAGCTGCAATGGGAGATTTAACTGGTTACACACTAACTGTTAACGCTCAAGAAACTGCACCACCTTATTTCGTAACACCTGCGGTAATTACTGCTGATGCTTCAGCATCTCAAATTGACCCAACTGCATAAGGATTGATTTAATTGTTTTAAAACTGGGTTATCTTAACGGATAGCCCTTTTTTTATTTCTATACTATACAAAATATTTTCTTTTTCTTTATATATTAATATGCAACTAATACAAACAAGCGGTAATAAAACCTTTAACATAATTCCTAGAGAATTTACTGTTGGTAATTTAACTGTTACTTTAACAAGTGAAAGCACTAACACACCAATAAGCGTAGTTAGTACTTCATTATTAAGTGGAAATTATTTACAGTTTGCATCGGTGTTTGGAACTTTAGTAGAGGGTCAGTTTTATGTTTTAGATGTTAGTAATGGTTCTGAAGTAATTTACAAAGACAAAGTTTTTTGCACAGACCAGACAATAAACCAAACAGCCAACGATTATTACAGTATTAATAAAGACCAATATGTCAGCGAAGATAGTGCTAGTAACGAATATATTATAATATGAACGATTTAAGAATAGTTAATTTAAGTACTTACACGTCTCCAGAAATAATTGAGACTAGCAATAAGGAATGGGTTTCCTATGGAGCTAATAATGCTTACTTTCAGTATTTGATAGACCGCTATAATGGTAGCCCAACAAACAACGCTATAATTAACGGAATTAGTCAAATGATTTACGGACGTGGGTTAGATGCTTTAAACTCAAATAAAAAGCCAGACCAATATGCACAGATGATATCTTTACTTAAAAAGGATATGGTAAGAAAGGTTTGTTATGACCTTAAACTAATGGGCCAATGTGCTATGCAGGTAATATATTCTAAAGACAGAAAAACTATCGCACAAGTAGAACACATACCAGTAGAAAACTTAAGAGCTGAAAAGTGTAACGATAAAGGAGAGATTGAGGCTTACTACTATTCTGATAATTGGGAGAAAGTTAAGAACGTTGGTAGCACCTTAAGAATACCAGCTTATGGCTTCAGCAAAGAGAACATTGAGATAATGTACGTTAAACCTTACAGAGCTGGATATAAGTATTATTCTAGCCCCGATTATGCTGGTGGTTTACAATATGCAGAGCTTGAACAAGAAATAAGCAACTATCATTTAAATAATATCCTTAATGGTCTAGCACCTTCAATGTTAATCAACTTTAACAACGGAACACCAAACGCTGAGGAGCGACAAATGTTAGAAAATAGAATATACGAAAAGTTTAGCGGTAGCAGTAATGCTGGCAAGTTTATCCTAGCGTTTAATGACAATCCAGAGAGTGCAGCAACTATTGAACCAATACAATTAAGTGAAGCACATCTACAATATCAGTTCCTTTCTGACGAAAGTTCTAAAAAGGTAATGGTATCACACAGAGTTGTATCACCTATGCTTTTAGGTATTAAAGATAGCTCTGGTTTAGGTAATAATGCAGAAGAATTAGAAACTGCTAGTATATTAATGGAGAATACTGTTATACAGCCCTTTCAGACGCTTTTAATAGATGCTTTCGATACTATACTAGCTTACAACCAGATATCGCTTAAATTGTACTTTAAAACGCTCCAGCCTTTACAGTTTAAAGACTTAGAGAACGTTATGGATAGCGAAACAATGGAAGAAGAAACTGGAGTTAAGCTAAGCGAGCAACTTCCAGAAGATTTAGGAGAAGAAATACTAAGTAAATTAATAGATTTAGGGGAAAATGAAGAAGATTTACTAGCTGAATACGACCTAGAACACGAGGCAGAGGTTGATTATGAGCTAGAAGACCAATTAGACGAGGTTATTACAGACCTAAATACTGAAGATGACAGCACAATATTAGCTAAAATATGGAATTTTGTTAGTACTGGCAAAGCAACTCCATACAGAGATAGTAAACAAGATGGTGAAAGCAAGCAAGATAGCCAAAAAGGAGTGGAATTTTTAGTAAGATACAAATATACTAGAAGAATTAAAAGCTCTAAAACTGGTCAATCTCGTAAGTTTTGCGATAAAATGACTGATGCTAATAAGGTTTATCGAAAAGAAGATATTATAGCAATGGATAATGTAGCGGTAAATGCTGGTTTTGGTGTTGGTGGTTCAGCAACTTACTCCATTTGGAAGTATAAAGGCGGTGCTAGATGTCAACACGCGTGGATTAGAAA